AATAAATCAGATGGGCAAAGGCTTACTGGGCATAGGTGGCAAAGAAGGTGGTGTGGGTAATGCCATTTCTCCATTCATAAACACGGCTGCCAACATTGCTGAAAAAGTCGTGGATAACACACCAATTGCAGCTACTAAAATATATGGTTTAATAAGAGATTTTAAAGTTGCTACAGGAGTTGAAAAAACAATAGCACAGCGTAAGCTAGTTGATACTTTAGGTAGAATGATAACAGGTACAGCTACGGTCGGTTTAGGGATTGAAGGTGTAAAGAAAGGAATACTTACAGGCAGAGCAAATAAAGATGCTGATATGGCTAATTTTGATAAGGAAACAGGCAAGCAACCGTATTCTATTAAGATAGGTGATAAATATACTCCATATACTTCGTTGCCACCATTAAGCACAGCACTTGCCATAGGTTCGGATATTGGAGCAAATATGAAGGAAGGTTCCTCGAAGTTAACATCTGTTTTAGATGGGGCTAAAACTGGAACAAATACTTTTATGCAGCAATCCTTCTTAAAAGGCTTTTCGGATTTATTCGGCTATGGTGATTTCGCTAACGGTGCATCAAGGGTTGCCACAAGCTATCCTTCTCAATGGATTCCACAAACATTAAATGCAGCCGCTAAGTTTGGTGACAAATTCGATAGACAGACTTACGATCCAAACAGTTTAAAGTATACGGCTAATTCAATGCAGACGAGAATACCGGGCAAAAGACAAGAGTTACCGATAAAACAAAATATATTTGGAGAAGATACAAAAAACTTTAATGGGCATACAGGAGCGCAAAGGTTTTTAGATGCCTTTATTTATCCTGTAAGTTCAAGCAAATACGATCCTACTTCTGTACAAAAAGAGATTGCAAGGCTATATGATAAAGGAGGTACTAAGATCCAAGTTCCAACAGTTGTTGATAAATCTATTCTAGCAACTAAGGATCATCCAAAAATTGAGTTGACTGCTGCTGAATATAACCAGTACCAAAAACGTACAGGCCAATTAACTATGAATGGATCTTTGACGGTGTTACCTTCTATTAGTGGATTTAACAACGTAATTAATTCCGATAGGTATAGAAATGCTATAGCTACCAAAGATGAAACAGTAGATATAGTTAAAGCTAATATGCTTGCTAAAGAAATTGGAAAAGCTAAAGCACAGGCTAAAAAAGAAATATTAAAAGCTAGGGGATATGACAAATAGTGGGAGAATAGTATACTGTATATAGAGGTGATATTATGGCACGTTTAGAAAAGTGGAATTGGGAACACGTTAGTTTCCTTGTATTCTTCATAGGTTGCGTAATAGTAAGTGTTTTAACTAGCAGCAGTAATTAACTTAATTTAATCAAAAGAGCCATCCAAGACTACAATCTTAGATGGCTTTTTACATTCCCCGATTAATGGTGAAATCGAGGAATTTTTATATTATATCAACACCAAATAAAATTTACAAGAGGATAAATTATGACAGCAGAAGTGGTTATACAACTTGTAACAAGTTTCGGCATTATACCTGCTTTATTCGTTTGGTTGTTAATGTACATAATGGCAGAAAACAAAAAAGATAAAGAAGAATCACGAAAGCGTGAAATTATACTAATGGAGCATATAAGCAAGTCAGATATTATTCTAAGCGAAATTATGAGAAGCGTGGAGCACATTAATAGCAACATGACTATTGTACAGACCGATGTTGCAATATTAAAGGAGAGATAATGTATAAATTAATCTTTAAACACCCTGAACAGGCGACCGTATACAAACCTTTAATAGATGCAATAAACAAGTTATGCGAACACTACAAAAAGTCCTGTACTTGTGTTAGTGGCTATCGAAGCGAAGAAACACAGCGCAATCTAGCACAACAGATATTAAAACAAGTACCAACGAACTATTTCAGCGGTGATCGTGTATATGATTTTGAAGGTAGATGCATTGTTGGCGCGCCAGGTAGTAGCAATCATAATTACTGCATTGCGCTGGATATTGAGGATCCATGGTTTAAGGCCTTGACGAACTTAGAACTGGTTAAATTTGGGCTAATATGTCCAATGGCTTATGAAAAATGGCACGTAGAACTCACAGCTACAAGGGGCATATCAAAGCTAGATAAGGTATTTATTAGAGATACAACTTTGAAGGGAGATAAAAAAGACATGAACACTAAAGAATTTCAAGCAATGACAGGATTATTTGAAGATGGTATTGCAGGCCCAATTACCAAAAACAAGGCTACAGAGATTTTGAAAGTGTGCCATTCAATATTGGGAATAAACATTGAAACTGATTTAAGAACCGTAACAAATATTATTAATAAAATAGGAGGTAAATAATTATGACACAATCAAGATGGAAAAGTCCAGTTTTTTGGAGTGCAGTAGTAGCACAGGTCATATCACTAGGACAACTTACAGGAATATGGAACAAATATGGCATAGACACAGGCATGGTTGGTGACGTTGTGGCAGGAGTTTTACAGCTTTGTGTACTCGTAGGTCTATTAAATAATCCGACTAATCCAAACGGAATATAGACAGAATTAAAGGCTATCCTTAATCGGGTAGCCTTATTTTTGTTACATTCCTGTGAATTTTCTAAAATTATCGAGTGCATCATCGTGATTTGATTTTTCAAACGCTTTGTCAATAATATCAAATACATCATTATTATTGTTTGGCATATTAGGCATACCACGTAATATACTTATTTGTTCCTCAGTTATTTGTCCAGCCTTGTACAAAGTGTAAATCATTGACCCATATATTCCTAATCTAACTATTCCTAATTCTTTATAACTTTTCATCCTTCACCCACCTTTCAAAATCATAACAAACACCTTCGTTATCGTTTCCATTTAAGCGGCAGAAATGGCAATTTACGCATTCCTCACAGCTTTTCACACATTCATCATTCTGGTATTCTTCTAGCAGGTCTTTATTCATTATTCTCCTTTCACTTATGAACAACTATTATATTTCACACAAACTATACAAAAACCCATATTTCTTTTCAAACTTATATGCTATCTCCAGTGCTTTTCTGTAAGATTCAGCCTCAATAATTTCAAAATCATCGTCTCCGTACTCTGCTTTGTAATGTTTTAATTCCTTTTTATCATCCATCATTTATTCCCCTTCTCATAACTTTTTAAATCCTATTACAACGTACCCTTCTTTGCAAAAATCTTGGTTATCAAGTATATAGGTTATAATACAATTTATTTGTTTCCCACTTACAACTCCCTTTTCGTATTCCATTAATGCCATTATATCTCCAACTTTAAAATCTCTATCATTTTTTCTAACTTCAAATGTCTTATTTCCTAAATCAACATAATCAAAATAAGGTTGAATTGTTTTTAATACGTGTATCATCCTTAATCATCCACCTCCTTTTTAAAATTGTTACAAATTACATCATCGTTAATATTACATGTTTCCCAAAACCACATACATTCCTTACATGACTTTACACCATCCACTACTTATTCTCCTTTCTGTTCTTGCAACCATCTCAATAATGGAAGTCCACTTATTGTTCCATCTTCTTTAATCATTTCACTGTAATTTGTCGACAAAACGTACATGAACAAATCAACCATTTCATATTCATTATCTAGTAATTTTAGCCGTTCAAAGTTATTCATTTAATACCCTTTCTAGCCTTATCAATGGCTTTTCTAACCAGTTCATTTCTAGTCTCAACAGCTTTTCTAATGTATTCGGAATTATTTTCTTGAACTTTTGCAGCAGCTTCAATAGTTTCTAGCTTTAGTTTTGGCGAAACTCTTATGCTTGGGAAGTTATCCTCTTTTATCCTTGAAGACATCAAACAACCTCCTTTAAAAGTTTCAAAGTTTCTTCATACCTATATATTTTATCTTCCATAATCCGAGCACAATATTTTAAAGAGTTTTTCAAGGCGATATCTAAGTCAGTAGTTTTTAAATCATATATATCAATTTTCAACTCGGGACAAGACAGAAACCACGAATAACCACACCCTATATACATATGTACTTTGATAGTAGTTCCATTTATCGTAGTTTCATGGCATCTACCTCTTTTCTCCCAATCAATCATTTAAAACCTCCTAAGTATTATTTTATACTAATATTGTATCGCATATGCATCGCAATGTCAACACATTCTTTGCAAGAAAAAAGCTACCCAGTGTGGATAGCTTTAAAAAATAGTGGATATCTTGTACTTGATTGTATGGACTTGTCCACAAAGCTATGATACTATAAGTAAGAAGGAAGTGATTTTATGAATTTATTAACAGCACAAGAAGTTGCCGACAGGCTTAGAGTAAATTATTTAACAGTTTTAAGGATGATGCGTAAAGGCACTATTAAAGCTGCAAAGGTTGGCGGTGTATGGAGAATGCAAGAAGATGAGTTCATAAGAATTATTACGGCAAAATAAAAAGAACTCTTCAAAAGTTCTTTTTAAGATTTACATATTCGATTAAAAACTTCATATTGCCTTGTCTGAGTGTGGTTGAAACACATTTCAGAAAGTTGATTCGGTATTGCTCTTGTCTTTATTATAGATTCTTTGAATAATTCTGTCAAGACCATGGAATAATTTCCTAATCAGCGTGTGATTGAAAGCACATTAAAATCATAGCCGGCTAATAGTCGGTGTTAAGAGCCGTGAGAAATACGAGAGGGGGGCTCATTTGTTGTGCAAGTTTTATAAAATATATGAAACGGTACAAACCCCGATGATACAAACTGTCCTGTGCGAAAGCGGATTAATGCTCAATGATGTTAAAGCAGACCGGGTGTCAATGAGAGTTAGGCATTGCCAAATAAAACTCTTGAGAGAGCATTACACAAAATATAGTGAATATGTGTGTCAAAAACGGAAACCTCTGATAACTTATACGAGTTAATAAAAGGAAACGGATTGACTTTTCTTTCCTTGTGAAGGATAAGTCTGTCCGTTTCCTTTCCTCCTTACCGAGTTATATTAAAACCTATACTACTCAATATCAATATCTTTTAATACTTTATCGAGTAATTCCTGTACAAACTCATTAATTCCCATGCGAGACTCGAAAGCAAGTTCTTTAATGTTGTTTATTGTAGATTCCTTCAATCTCCAAGCGACCATTTTTATCCTTTCTCTCGAATTCTTTTTTATTATTATGCCTAAATTCATGACATTGTAGCCCTCATTTACTGCATTATATTGGCTTATGTAAAAACGTTCTCTTTCTTTTAAAACATCTTTATCACATTCTTCTATAGTTTCAAAAGTAAAACTAGTTGATCCATATTCATCCCAATCGTTTTGAAGAAAATTATTTGTATGAGAGTTATATTTTAATTCACTTGCGTGCCTTGACATTCTTGTCTTAATATTAGTGGAACTACCAATGTATACCTTTCCATTTTTTGTATTCCTAATACAATATATTCCTGATTCCATGTTATTACCTCCTGTTAATTTTATAATATAAGTATATCATAAGTTAGCAAAAGTGTAAACATATTTGTTAGCATAAATGCAAACATTACTCAATTTTAATATTATCCAACACGTTATTAAGTACAGTCTGTAAAAACTCACTTACACCCATGTCAGCAACCTTAGACAACTTCTTTATACGTTTTATTGTGGACATTCTTAAATAGTAAGTCTGCCTAATAATATCGTCAATATCATCAGACTTTTTATTAATAACAATGTTTACATTTTTGTTTACAGTGTTTACATCAACATTGTTTACACTTACATTTACATCTTCTTTATTTCCAACATTAAACACTCCACCATCTGGTATAGTTAACTTACTTCCCATAATCAACAACCTCCTTAGCTAATTTGTGATACAACTGCACTATATCATGTTCTGGAAATGCATCTATTGTAGGCATACCTTTCATAGGTGATTCTGCAAACCTTACGCACTTATATATAATAGTATCAAATACTTTTATATTATGCTGTTCAAAGTACCTTCTAGCCTCTTGTAGGACTAATCCAGACAAGCTAGTCCGTGTATCATAAATTGTGCCGACTATACCCATGATGTTAAGTTGCGGATTATACAGCTCCTTTGTTTTCTGAACAGCATCAATAATCTTATTTACACCTTTAGCCGCGAGATATTCACATTGTAGCGGAATGATAACATCGGTACTAGCCACTAGAGCGTTTATAGTCAATAATCCTTTACTAGGTGGACAATCTATTACTATATAATCATAATCAGCTAGAAAAGGCTTTAAAGCATCTTTAAGCATGGTTACTGGATTGATTTTATCTCTGTTTAAAATAAGAATCATATCCAAGTCTGATAAATCATCATTGGCTGGCAGCAGGTCGCAATATTTAGTGTGGATCACTGTATCTTTAAATTCAGATTCGCCTATTAACATCGAGAATATTGTGTTTTTTAAATCATCAGATTCAATTCCCAAGCTAGTTGATGCGTTGCCCTGCGGATCTATTTCTACTAATAAAACTCTTCCCGGTAAAGCTGATGCTAAATTAACGGCCGTGGTGGTTTTACCTACGCCACCTTTTCTACTAGCTATTGCAATTATCTTTGTCATACAAAAATCACTCCTTAATTTTATTTTAAAATAATTTTCTAATTTTATTTCCAGTTTTGTAGTTTGTAACTATATCTACTGTTCAAATGTCATAATTTAACACTGTAAAATACGCTTATTTTCGCCAAAATAACTCATTTCAGTAGGACATTCGCTCTATTTACAGCGTAGAACAAGCGTTCTATAATGATGATACTAATCACAGGGAGGTCTTGCACTATGTCGCTTATTATGGCTATTACTTACGTTCATTTTGGTATTGCAAGTGTTGAATTATTAATTGTTGGCAGGACATTACTCTTCAATTTAGACTATAAGGAACTAGAAAAAGTCACTTAGTCCTGAACATTTCTGCAATTTTCGCTAATTGGCGTATTTCCTCTGGAGATAAGCCTTTTTCTTTTAGTTCCTTTGTAACCATCATGTATTCTACTCCAATTTCTCGTAATTCTTTTGGCATTTCTTCGCTATTAAATGAAGGATTTACGAAAAAGTCTAAATTAACATCACAAGCCTTTGCAATTTGATTCATCGTTATTATTGTAGGCAGACTGTGACCGTTCTCTGCATCACCCAGAAAGCTCCTGCTTATGCCCACTTCTTTAGATAGCATTTCTTGTGTCATTTTTTTACCTGTTTTTTCTTGATATAAGAGCCTAGCCATCTTAATTCTGTTACCTATTTCTGATTTATCCATAATACTACCAACCTTTCAAATTAAATACAATATGTAAAACCATAATGATATTACATTAATAACGTCATTATGTCAAGAAACAAGAGGAAATAATATTAAATGATTGTAATATCGTCATAATATAGTACCGTAGCCCCATGTTAACTGTAAAGCCGTTAAAATGACTTATATCGACATTGTTTAGTATGTCCAATTGGAGTAATATCTATACATAAGACGTTAGCACAGTCAATTAAACAAGAAAGGAAGTGATTAAATGTTATTAGCGGAAAGGTTTGAAAGCCTTACGTGGAGAAGGAAAATAGCGATTCTTAGACAAATGTTTGGATTAAATCAACAAGAATTTGCGGACAAGGTAGGCACAACACAGAAAAACGTAGCCTTGTGGGAAACAGGGAATACAAGCCCGAGAGGAATGTCGAGAAAAGCAATATGCAGGGCGTTAGAAGCTACAGAAACGGAAATTTTCGGACAAGCAGTATAAAAAAAGAGAGGGGAAATAAATTGAACAATTTAACTTTAATCAACACAAACGGCAAATTTACAGTAGATAGCCGAGAAGTAGCAGAAATGGTAGGTAAAGACCATAAGAATTTATTAAGAGATATTTGCAAGTACGTTGATATTCTAAAAGACCCGGGCTCAAATTTGAGCGCAGCTAATTTCTTTGAATTAAGTTCTTATATTGACAATCAAAATCAGACAAGACCATGTTTTTTATTAACTCGTAAAGGCTGCGACATGGTAGCCAACAAAATGACCGGAGAAAAAGGAGTTTTATTCACAGCTACATATGTAACTAAATTTGAAGAAATGGAACAAACTTTGAAAACTCCAGCAGTGAAACAAATGACCCAGTCAGAACTGATATTTGGACTTGCACAGTGCAATGTTGAGTTAGAGAAAAAGGTTACAGCTCTTGATACAAGATTTACAAATGCCATTGATATTTTCACGGCTCCTTCAAAGGATGATTGGAAACATGATATAAATTCAAAAATTAACCAAATTATCGAAAGTCAAGGATTAAACCACCAGAAATTCAGAGGGGATTTATATGAAGAACTGGAGTTATTGGCTCATTGCAATGTTACAGCAAGACAAAGCAATCTTAGAAAGCGCATGAAAGAAAATGGGGCTACATATAAGGATTGTCAAGCAGCTACAAAGCTTGATGTTGTCGATAGGGATGTACAGCTAAAACCTATATTCGAGGGAATTGTTAGGAAGTATCAGGCTAAATATGCTATGGCAGTTTAATTTAATAGGAGGAATGAACATGGGAAATTTTAAGGTTAGATGTGTGAAGCTAAGCAAAAATAGTAATTTTGAGTTGAATAAGGTTTACGAAGTAAAAAACGGAACTATAGTTTCCGATACTGGTTGGAAGTTTAATGGGTGGTCTAACGGTGTTAATGCAACATACAAAGAATTTTCTAAATGGTGGAACGAGGATAAACATTGTAGTCATTTTGAACTCGTGGAGGAAAAGCCAAGTTTTAAAGTTAGGTGTACGGAATTTGAAAGGTCGTGCAGTTATACCACTGGGAAAGAATATGAAATATGCGGTGGATATCTTATAAATGATGTTGGTGATAAGCATTCATTTGAAGGCGTTAATGAGTGGAACAGGGTTCAATGGGATCAAGCAATTTGCAAAGTAGCTAAATTCGAACTCGTGGAGGAAAAAATGTTTAGTAAAAGTGATTTGAAAACTGGAATGCGAGTGGAAACGAGAGAAGGAGATTTGTACGTGGTTTATTTAGGGACAGAAAGCGGAGACATTATTCAAGGAACATGGTGGGGATTCCTTAACCGTTATGGAAGTGATTTAACCGTACATAGAGAAACAAGACTAGATATTGTTAAAGTTTATTCTAAGGACATGAACAATAATCTATCAGATGTAAAAAAACTTGGCATTCTCCTATACGAACGTATCAAACCCCTAACAATGACCGTAAGCGAAGCACAAGCCGAACTGAGCAAGATTAAAGGCAAGGAAGTATTAATTGTAAAGGAGTGATTACAGTGCCTAATTGCCCATATTACATAGAAAATACGGCAATGAGAATTAACTGCCTGCGTGGCGAAATTCCTACGAATTATCAAGACTCAAATGTAGTCGGTCAAATGAAAAGATTTTGCAACGGTACATATCGAAAATGTTGGTGTTATAAGTTCCTGGAAGGGAGTTGGGGACATGAACAAATCTCAATTTGTAAAACAAGCCACTAAGGATTTAGCCGTATTTAAACGCAAGTGTGAAGTTGAAGTTGATATTTACGGCAGATGGAAAAGAAGAAGTAACCGCAAGGTTTACGGAGCAGGAGAGAAAAGGAGAGGTGATACTTTATGACTAGATTGGAATTTGCAATACATTACATAGAATTTGTAGCATTTGTTTTAATCTCTAGCACTTGGCTAATCGGCAAGTATGAGAAGTTTGAAGCTAAACGGAAAGAAGCGAGCCGTATACAACCTAGGATTGAAGTGTATAGAAAGGTTGGCAATCATTATGACAAAGTCGGTTAACGAAGCCTTAAAGCTACTAATAAGCAAGTCAGAGGAAATGCTGAAAGAACTTGAAGAAATGGGGGAGGAAGTTATTTATGATTAATAACATGAGTTTAGAATTTGGAACTGGGGATATTGGAGTTTCTAGTGGGATAAAGCCATTTACAGGAGTTGGATTTATTGGGTTTACGAATCAAGAACCTAAGGAAATAGGGTTTATTGAGTATTTAGATAAGACAGTTTTTACTGAGGATTTTCCACTTATTATGCATTTTACCAAAACAAAAAGTATTGATGTGGTTATATCTGCACTGGAAGAAGTAAAAAGGCTTATGACAGATTACGAGGCAGACCAATGGAAAGTTTAAAAGTTAGGCTTGAAGAAGCTAAAAAAGACTTTGATTGGCAAGATTTACTTGATTTGTTAGACGAGTTTAGAAGGGCTAGCGATAAGGATAAAAAAACCATTATGGAGTTGGAAGAAGGTAATCAAGGAATGGTGATGTTGCTAGATATTTCAAGACGGCAAGTTAGGGATCTGAAAGCTGAAATTATTAAGTTAAAGGAGATAGAGACATGAGCGAAGCGTTAACGGTAATTCAAACAGATCACGGTGAAGTAAGTTTATCGCCAGCAATAGTTAGAAAGTTTTTGGTAAATGGTCAAGGAAATGTAACTGATTCTGAAATAACAATGTTTATTGCCTTATGCAAGTATCAGAACTTGAACCCATTTTTAAGAGAAGCGTACTTAGTAAAATTTGGATCGGCAGCTGCAACTATCGTGACAGGAAAAGAAGTTTTCACCAAGAGAGCCAGCAAAATTGAAAAATGTGAAGGTTGGGAAGCTGGAATCACAATTATCAATGCAGAGAAAAAGCTAGAACGTAGAACTGGAACATTAGTTTTACCTTTAGAAACATTAGTCGGAGGTTGGTGCAAAGTGTATAGAAAAGATTGGAAAGTACCTGTATCTCACGAGGTTTCAATGGCTGAATTTGATAAAAAGCAATCATCGTGGAAAACAATGCCAGCAACAATGATTCGCAAGGTGGCAATAGTAAGCGGCTTGCGTGATGCGTTTCCAGAGGACTTCCAAGGCATGTATGACAGTGTAGAAATGCCAGTAGACGTAACTAAGCTAGAAAATAATCCAGTAGTTGTAACCGAGCCACAGGAAGTAATTGAAGATGTTGAAGAAATGGAAGACGTTACGAACAAGAAAATAGATGCAACGAAAGCAGCCGTAATTAAAGGTTTGTTGAAAGAAACTAATACCAGCGCGTTACAATTCTTAAAGTTTTACGAGATTGAAAAGGTTGAAGTAATGACAAATGAAATATTTATTAAAGCAATGTTGGCATTAAGCAAGAAAAAGGAACTAGCAACAAAGAACACAGTCCCAACTTTAGACATATAAGGAGATAAAACCATGAAATTATCATTCAAATTCTTTGTTTGGCAGATAGATTTTAAGACCAAAAAACTTGACGAGGAAGAAAAGATTAAGTTTTTAGCAAACGAGTTAATAAAATCAGTACAGGCAAGTGGAAGGGTTATTTCTCATCCAGATGTATCGAAAGGATTTGCAAGTTTTATGATATACATTCACAACTTCGATAAAGAAAGCGCAGAGGTAGATATTGACGGTGGTACGAACGTATGGAGAATTTCAACAAAGCCCACATTTAAAACTTTGGAGGTCGCAAAATGAGAGAACTTACAATAATAAACCAAACCTTACCCATCATTGACATTAACTTTGACGAGGTAAAAAAAGACTTGAACGAGCAGTTGCAGCAGTATAAAAGTCTAGTAGTTACAGAAGATTCGTTAACCATGTGTAAAGCCAACCAGAAAGGTCTTGCAGGACTTAAAGGCAAAGTTGATACATACCGTAAAGACATTAAAAAAACCATGTCAGAACCCATTGCAGCCTTTGAAGTCAAGTGTAAAGAATTAGTTTCTTTGATTGAATCAGCAGAGCAGCCGTTAAAAGATGGTATCAAGGTTTTTGATGATTTGAAGCGTGAAGAAAAAAGGCAATCAGCGTTAACTATTATTGCCGAGACTATCATAAAACATGGTATTTCTGCTAAATATGCTAGCCAGCTCACAGTTTTGGACAAGTACACAAACTTGACAGCAAAAGTTAGCGAAGTTACGGAAGATATTGAACAAAGGGCCTTTATTCTCTTAGGCGAGCAGAGTAAGGAACTTGAGCTATTGGAATTGATTCAAGATGCTATTGATACGGCTAATAAGCGCATTAAAAGGCAATTAGGGCTTGCGGAATTTAAAAGGTATATTGATAACGGCATGAGTACAAAAGACGTTATACAGATGATTAATGCTAATACAGAGCGTATCTTCGAAGCTGAAAATCCAAAACCAGTTGAAGTTGTTGAGGAAGTTATTGTTCCGGTAGTTGAGGTTGAAGTAATTCCGGATCCAGTTGTTGAACAGCCAAAGCCAGTAGTGGAAGTTATACCTGTATTTGTTGAAGAAACACCGAAAGCTGAAACAATGTGGTCAGTTGAAATGAATATCGTTGGCACAGCTTCACAGTTTGGTGCTTTAAAACAGTTTATGCTGTCAAATAGCATTACTTACAAAGCAAATAGTCAGAAGGTGGTTGAGTGAGTAAGCGAAAATACGCGGTAGGTGAAGTAATAACAAGCCTTAATGAACTGTACCATCAACCTTTCGTGTATTTGGGCAATAGGGGTAATATAACCCAACAAAAAGGATGGTTTCAAAATTGGCAGTTGAGGTTTGCACAAAACTGTATAGATAGAAAGTTATTATTTAAGCCTGTTTTAATAGAAAACGTGGAGGAAACAAAATGAATAAATCAATATTAATCGGAAGAATCACAAGGAATATGGATATAAAATATTCTGCATCTGGTATGGCAATCTTGAAGTTTAACATAGCCGTGAACCGCCGTAAAAAAGGCGAAGCAGATTTTATTAATTGTATTGCATTTGACAAGACAGCTGAAAATATTGCTAAGTTTTTTGAAAAAGGCAGCATGATCGCAGTAGTCGGACATATTTTAACAGGCAGCTATGATGGTAAAGATGGTAAAAAAGTCTACACAACAGAGGTTATTGTTGACGAGTTTGATTTTTGCGGTAGTGCTAAAAAAGTTGAAGAAGAAAAACCAGACAGTTACGAAGAACCACAAAATACAGAAGCTGTAAATGATAATGAAATTTGCCCAGATTGTAAACAGCCTATGGGTTTGTGTGAATGTCTGCCTTTCTAACATTAATACAGGGGTTTAGCCGCCCCTAAGGAGGACTATAAGATGTTGAGTAAAGAGGAATTATTGATAATGACTAAATGTGAAAGTTATGTATATTGCATATGTGATATAGAAGATAAGTCAATGGATTGTACGGGTCTAGCAGCAACCACAGCCCTCGAACTCCTAGAACGTGCTGAGACAGCAGAACAGATATTCAAGGACATATTATCAAGCAGAAGTATAAAAGCCTGTGAGGGCGAGATTTTGAAGTGGTTGGAGAACAAATAATCATTAAAATGCGCAATAGATGGGAGATTTTATAATGGATGGATTAATGCTTTTCACTTTAGATGTAATAGTTGGCAAAAAGAAAGAATTTGCAACACGAACCAAATTTTTATTAGCTTGCATAGACGATGAAACAGGTTATAACCATGTTTTAGCACCGAAATATGGCTACGTACCACACGAAGAACAAATATATGATGGCTGCGTGAGGTATTTTCCTAAAGGTACAGAGGATTCACAAATGGAATTTGGCGAGGGTGAAGGTGTATACCAGTTTGTAGATAAACTCACTAAGGGAGCTTTTGAAGTTTGGTGTCTTTAAAAATACATTATGATAAGAAAAGGAGATAGTTTTAGATGGCTAAAGATAGAGAGTCAGTAACTGAAAGCGGTAAAGCTTCGTTTTATGCAAGCATATATGATGATTTGCGAAATGCAGCTATGAATTGTGGTTGGGCGTTAGGTTTACATGGTAGTTTAGCAAATGATATGGATATTATGGCTATGCCTTGGACAGAAGATGCAAAGCCAGTGGAAAGCATGATTCAAACTTTATCTGATTGTTTTACTGATAGTCCGTGGAAAGACCACCATATAGTAGCACACTGCGATAAACCCAATAATCGTGTTGTTTACACAATGACAATATGGACAAATTGGTACTTAGATATAAATATTATTAAGACGTGGTAATTCACATAATGATAAAAGTACGTTTCAGGAGGGTAACAAATGAACATTAAAATCAGTGAAGGTCACGGAGTAACAGAAATTATTGAAGATAAAGGCATTTGGAGGATTAAACGCAATAATGCCGGTGTTGGAATAGTGGCACTTAAAAAGGTTATTGAGGTTATGAATGGGGATAAATACGGAAAGTAGGTGATTAAATGAAAATTGGGCTTATAGATGTAGATGGACATAATTTCCCTAACTTAGCACAAATGAAAATATCCGCATATCACAAGCAAAAAGGCGATCAAGTCGAATGGGCAAATAGTTTAGAAGTGTATGACAAGGTTTATATATCAAAAGTGTTCATATTTTCAAAGGATTTCGATACTTGCATTAATGCTGATGAAATCGTTAAGGGTGGCAGCGGATATGATTTAGAAAACAAACTGCCGTCTGAAATTGAAGTCATGTGTCCTGACTATAACTTATATCCACAATACAAAGAAGCATATGGATTTATGACTAGAGGATGCCCCCGGAATTGTCCATTTTGTATAGTTGGAGAGAAAGAAGGTTGTAAGGCTTATAAGGTAGCTGATTTAAAACAGTTTTGGACAGGTCAAAAGGAAATAAAGTTACTTGATCCTAATCTCTTAGCTTGCAAAACTGAAAAATACAAATTATTACAACAGCTAGTAGATAGCAAAGTATATGTAGATTTTACACAAGGGTTAGACATTAGGCTTATGGATGATAAGGCAATTGATTTAATAAAGCAGATTAAGTTAAAAATGGTGCATTTCGCATGGGATAGAGAAAAGGACACACGGTTAATACTTAAAAACTTAGAAGCGTTTAAAAAGGCTACAGGGATTAACAGAAGAAAAGCCGCGGTATACGTTTTAACTAATTATGAGACAAGCTTTGAATTTGATTTATATAGAGTTTACGAATTAAAAAGGTTAGGGTATGACCCTTACATAATGATTTATAACAAAGAAACGGCATCTGAGAATGTGAGATATTTGCAAAGGTGGGTAAATAATAAGATCATTTTTCAAAGTTGTGAAAAGTTCGAAGATTATAACCATAAAATAGGATAAAGTAGGTGATTAAAATTGACAGGCGGGGCGTTTCAAACATCAAGAGAGATATTCAGCAACGACATATGGCAGAACATAGTTGAATTTAGATTATTCTTTCTTATATACGGCAAAGCGATTTTTGCTAGTGAGGTTAAGGTGGGAGGGGTAGAAGTTAAAAGAGGTCAATGGCTACGGTCAATAAGAAACTTGCAATCAGACCTTGAGTATAAAGAGAACCGTTCCATCAAAAAATATTCAACTTCAACAATTGATAGAGCAATTAAGAATTTAGTTAAGAGTGAACGAATAAAAGTCGAGACTACCGAACTTGGAACACTGTTTGAAGTCGTGAACTACGCTAAATATCAAGAGTTCGACAACTATAAAAACTGCATTGAGAACGCAGAGAGAACAGTAGCGAAACAGCAAGAGAACAGTAGCGAAACAGTAACGAAACAAATAGAGAACAATAATAAGAATGTAAAGAATGTAAAGAAGGTTAAAGAAATAAAAGAAGTATTTATATCCGTACAACATCTTAGCATGACAGAAGAAGAGTATAACAAATTAGTTATGGAATACGGATTAGAAAAAGTTACGGCTAAAATAGAACACGCAATGAATTATACAAACCTTAAAAAATATGTTTCTTTATATCTTACTTTAAACAACTGGTTGAAAGCCGAAGTTGTGAAAAATGCTCCACCAGTACCAAAACCGAGAACCGACTGTTATAGGATGGTGCCTTAATGAACATAAGAATGCCACCGCAAAGCTTAGAAGCTGAACAATCCCTATTAGGTGCTGCAATGATAGATAAAAAGGCAGCGATAGAGATTATCCAACATATTAGCGTAGATGATTTTTACAATTTAGAGAATCAAGCCATATTTGATGCTATAAGCCGTTTGAGCAATGAAAACAAAGCAATAGACATTATTACAGTGTCAGACAAATTAAGCAGCCTAAACAGGCTAGATGAAGTCGGAGGGCTAGAACATCTAAGCAACTTAGCAACAAATGTTATTACAACAGCTAATGTTAAAAGCTGTATTGGTATTGTTAAAGGTAAATCTATTCGCAGGAAGTTTATAACGGCAGGCATGAACATTATTGACGGAGCGTATGACGGGAATTATGAGACTATTGCAGACTTTAAAGCAGACAGCTTGAAGCAGCTAGATATCAGGACTGAGGAAAAAACAAGTTTAACGATTTGCGATATTACAAATAACGTGATGCTAAATATTGAAGAACGGTTCAATCAAAAAGATACTTGCAAATTGCCATATGGTATTCCATGGCTAGATAAAAAAACAGGTGGGGCCCATGATACCGATTTAACAATAATAGCTGCTAGACCATCAGTAGGTAAAACATCTTTAGCAATGCAATTTGGATTGAATTTTGCAAAGAAGGAAAAACACGTAGGCATATTTAGTTTAGAAATGAGTGCGGATCAGTTAGTTGAAAGGTTATTAGCTAATGTTGGACTTATACAGTTAGAAAGGTTGAGATACCCAACCAGTATGGAGGATTGTGACAATTTAAAACTAGCACAAGCACTAGCAATTGTTAACGGATTAAATCTTCATATCATTGATGATATTTTTAAAATTGAGACAATTAGAGCGAAGTGCATGGAATTAAAGATTAATAAAATGCTTGATGCTGTGATAATTGATTATTTACAACTAGCCGAGACTACACAAAAACACCACAGCGAGAATGATCGTGTTGGCTACATCACAAGACAATGCAAAATAATGGCAAAGGAATTGAGAGTTCCGGTAATTTTACTAAGCCAGTTGACAAGAGAGAATGAAAGAGATAACCGCAGACCTAAGTTAATGGATTTACGCTCTAGTGGCTCAATTGAACAGGATTCAGATAACGTGTTTTTTCTACACGATGCCAGCAACGGCAATTATGAGCAAGAAAAGACCAGTAACAATGACATTGAATTAATAATTGCTAAGCAAAGAAACGGATTAAGAGATATTTTTGCAAATGTGAAGTTTTACAAAGAAACGCAACGGTGGGAGGGTGGATATGCTTAAAATCTTAACAGCTAAAAAGCTTGAAAAGCTATCAAATGCTAAGAAATGTGAGTACATGAGGTTGATTATTTTAGGTAAATGCGAATGGAGGGGTTGAAATGAGCCTATACGAACGAGCAATGAAAGCTTATGAATGGAATAAAGAACACGAAACACCTTGCAACAACTGCACTGGTTTAACTCAAATAGGGACCGCATACTTCTGCAAGATTAAAGATAAGTTTTTATTACCTAGTTTTCCACCGAATAAATGTGAACAAAAGGAGGGATTGAAATGAGCGATACACAGCAAACAGTAGGGATTGCAGTAATAATATTTAGTTTTATAATGGCATACTGGAACGCAGATTCAAAGCAATCAAAAGTAATTTATTGGGCAGCATCGGCGTTATTTGTTGGGATGGTGATATTTTGATTAAATATTTGTATTACATAATGCACGCTTTCACAGGGTGTGATGATTTTGACTATTCGAAACGAGGATTAGCGGTTTGTAATAAGTGTGGTAGAAAGTATTTTATATTTATAAAGTGAGGTGAGATTTTGAAACAGGTTAATTTATTCGGAGAGTTGCAAGAAACGGAAAAGCCTGAGCCGTTACGTAAACAGAAATTTAAAACAATGCAACAAATACATGGAACTAACAATAATGAAATTTGCAAGACCTGCATACACGCCAAAAGTATTGAGTTTGCAAAAGTTTATTGGAAATGTGAATTGTGGAAATTGTCGCACAGTAGTGCAACAGATATAAGGCTTAAAAATACAGCTTGTGGAAGGTGGGAACAAAAATGAGCACAACCAGTGGGAAAAAGTTCGAAAACAACTGGCGAGACAGTATACCACCTAACATATTTTTCTATCGTTTTAATGACGGTACAAGTGCGTGGGATGGCAGTAAGCCAAAATTAGCAACAGAAACAAGTGAAACGAGGTTCCAAGCTAAAAACCTGTGCGACTGTGAAATGTTTGACGGAAACAATTTGTATTTGCTAGAACTCAAAAGCCACAAAGGAGCATCATTGCCGTATGCAGCATTTTTGAAGAAGAATATCAAAGGCAAGTTTGACCCAAAAGATGAGAAGTGCATTAGTCAAATACTAAAATTAAGTAAGGCAAGTACATACAAAAACATAATAGCAGGATTTGTTATTCATTTTGCTGACATTGGAACTACATATTTTTGTAAGGCAGACGATGTTTTATATTTTATAAGTCACGAGGTCCGGAAATCTATTCCAATAAGCTGGTGTGAAGAATGGGGTATACAAATATTCGGTAAACTCAAAAAAGTTAACTATTCGTGGGATATAAAAAGTTTCGTGGAGAACAAGCCTGTTGAGATACCACCTGTTATTCCAAAATGGGAGTTAGAGCAAGACGGATGGTAAAGGTAGAGTAATTCTAAGGGGTACAAACTAAAAATGACTAGAAAGACAAATGGAGGGGTTAAAACATGAATAATATTAAAAATGCAACAGAGTATTGGAAAGAGTTTAAACAAGAAGCCATTGATATGATAAAAAACGGTGAAGATGATGGCGGAGAATTAGAAAAGCAAGTACCAATGTGTGATTTGGCAATTCAAGCACTAGAAGAAAAGCAAGAGCGCGAGTGTAATCAAAAATTATGCGGTTATTGTGTGGCTTTAAATCACTTAACTAAAGCAAGCCACCGAAATGCTTACAAATATTGTCCTATGTGCAGTAAGGAGGTTAAAACATGATACTAAAATTAAATGATACATACCAAATAACCACAGATAATAAAAACGTGGTACTGGAAGAACTAAAAACAATTAAAGACGGTGACCGTAAAGGTGAGCAATATTGGTCTACCGTTGGCTATTATCCAAACTTTAGATGGGCAGAAAAGGGATGTATGGAACATGGATTAATGACAGCTGATGTCGAAGGATTAAGGCACATTATTGAGTGTCTGGAGAGATGTACCGCAGACATAATGGCAAAGTGCAAGGAGATAACAGGATGAAAGTATCTAATGACAAAACAAGAACGTGCAAAGTATGTGATAAGTTATTAACTCCATATCAATTACTTTGCTGTAGCCGTAGTTGCGCGGCTGTAAATAAAGATAGAAATACTGTAGTAATGCATAAAAATTGTAGATATTGTGGAAAGCCATTTGATACTAAAAGTGTTAAAAGAGATGCCTGTAAAACATATTGTAGAGAGCAAAATAAAGAAAAAGGAACTGACGAGGAATATGACAGACCATACACACACGAAACGCGCTATCTAATAAGGTTATGGACTAGACAGGGAGACAGTAAGACAGATATAGCTTTGATGTTAAAAAGAAGTTTGAAAAGCATTGAATTAGCTTTTAATTAGGGGGATAAATGACAAGTAAATACATAAAAGATGAAGTTAATAGGCTTGTAGGTTGTGAATTGGAAGAAGCAAATAAGAAGTTTCCGATGTTTGCGAGTAATCACGAAGGGTTCGCCGTGTTGCTTGAAGAATCAGATGAGGCAAGAGATGATCTAGCGGAAATAAAAATAAATCTTAATTGCGTGTGGGATAGTATTAAAGCTAATTCCACCGGATGGATAGCAATAGACAAAATTGAAAAATATGCTGAAAATCTAGCCTGTGAAGCCTTGCAAATTGCAGTAATGGCAAGGAAATACAGAGATAGTGCAAATACGAGGTTGACTGATGGACTATAAACAATACTTTAAGCAATACAAAACCAATCTATCTCTCTTGTCACTAAAAAACATAGAAAAGCAGCAGATATTAAGAGAGATATTAGACAGTCAAGATGTCGGTATTGCAGCACAAATTATATCTGATATGCCGTCTGTACATAGCACAGAGAGCGTTGTAGAGAGGTTAGCTATTAGGAGAGAGGAACAACAGTTAGAATTAAATGTGCGGTTAAAATTAGTCGAAAATGATATGTTTAGTTTGCAGTGTAGTTGTAATCAAGCAGAAGCGTATTTAAGCGTTTTAGGGAGTGAGGAAAGGTTTGTGGTAGAACAGTATTACTTACAAGAACTAAGCTTCCCACAAATCGCTGATGCGTACCAGTGTCACTATAGAGAGCGAAGGGAAGTAAGAGCATTGCAATATTTACAGGAGAGCGCGTTGAAGAAGATAAATGGTTTGTTAAAAGCGTAAAGAAAAAGCCCTACTTATGTGGGGCTTTTGGGCTGTTCATTTGCCATTCCAATTTATTAAATTATCTTGCCAGTCTGATATTTCTTTAATGCAAGCCTTATAATGTCTGGTTATGATTGTTTTTTCCTGTTCCATTACCAAAACTTTCATTTTATTGGCATATTTGATTATTTTTGTGCGTTCTTCAATTGGTAAGTTATTAAATTCTTCTGAATCGCCGCTACCATATTCAAAATACTTATTCTTCATCTCATTTTTCCTCCTTCAATTTTTTAATAATCCCTGCGCTTGCATCTAGCGAGATAATGAGTTTAATATAGCCTGTGCGGTCTGTGCCGAGTTGTTCGGCTTGTAGTTTTAACGCTTCCCATTCAGTGTCCGAGAAGCGCATTGTGCGCCTTGTTTCGAGGGGCATTTATATCACCTCCTTGTAACAAATGTTTACAAGTCCATTAAAGTCTCTAATTGTTACGTAATGGAGGTTTAAAGTACCTACTGTATTTATATATTTGTTATAGTCAATGCTTATACCGTGTAATTTTGGAGTTAATCTTACATCAAACTGATTACTGTTTTCTATGTGTTCGCCTGTCTTTTCAATTTGTGCTATTGTACCACCGTTCCAACCTATTTGAGATTTCATTTCGCCAAGTAAATACAATAATGTGTTTGAATAATATCCTTCGTTTTTTACCATTTCGTTTATTTTCTTTTCTGTTGCTTTGCTTACGTAGCACATGTTGTTTTCCTCCGCTCGTTTATTTGATAATCTAAATATACTCCTATTGTATGACGTTGTCAACATATTTATTCAAATATATTTCAATCCGTTTAAAATTGCGTGAATATTGCGTGGTTATTGCGTTTACAGGGGATATGTTAGGTGATACAATGGTGGTAGTGAAATTTAAAATCTTAAATATTAGCAAATATTTTCAAAAGGCTTGCCAATCGGTTAGCCTTTTTTGTTGTCTTTAATAGTAGAGAGGTGAGTAATTATGAAAGAAAGTTACGAGTTTAGCAAGAAGGAAGTAATAGCCTTGCTTGTGTTGAGTTCAATTATAACCGTTGGTAGCTTAGTAAACTTAATTTGTTTGCTTGTAAAGTAGGTGTAAATATGAAAGATGTAATTAAGTGGATTGAAACTCCTAAAACTTGTTTAGCCTGTAAGTTTCGCAGCGAGACAGGGTTTAGTTGTAGGTTAATTGAGTGTTGTTATAGGTGTAAGAGGTAAATAATGTATTGGTTTATTGTGTTAAACCTGAGGGGATATGCCTACAATACCTGAGGGGATATGCCTACAGGTACAAAATGGCATCAAGTCTTACAGACAGTAAGGGTAGACACGGTTTTTGAGTTTGGTTTACTCTTTATCTTTTAGTTTTGTTTTTAACCGTAAATGAGGTGATATCATAAACGGAGTTAAACAGCACAACTGCAATATAGGTTATGAATGTGCAGGTAATAGCACTTTAAGAGTTATTACAGATGCAGATACAGGCGAAGTTATTAGCCGTGATTGGATTAGCAGCAGTAAGGTAAAACCGGGTAGACCTGATCGGCAAGATGCACATTTTATTAAACTTTACCGTACTAATTTAATAGATATTGTTAGACATAAAAAATTAGATTTAAATGAGGCTGGTTTATTATTACTAATATTAAGCTTAGTTGGTTGGCAAACTCCATACATAATTAATCCCGGTACTAATAAAAACATGAGCGCAGCAGAGATAGCCGTATATCTTAATCAGGACAGAGGACATACATCAGATATATTAGATAGATTAACCAATAAAGGTATCGTTACAAAGGTTAGCAGAGGCAACGGCAGGGCTAATCATTATATGCTTAATGTTAATATTGGTTTTTATGGTAAAACGATAGATGATATTAACCATGTTAATGTATTTAAGGATTGTGCTTATGAACCAAGATTGGAGATCAAGTATAAACAAACTCCAAGCGTTAATAAATAAAAAAGGATGTGTGAATATGTTTATGAATAATAATACTGAAACAGATTTATTTACATTTATATGTAAGTGTAAAAATGAGTGGTTGGGTAGAGATGTCGGAGATGGGTTTTGTAATAAATGTGGAGAATATTATATTGAGTATAAAGTTGGTGATAAGATTAAAAAGGATGGTGAGTGATTATGGCATATTACATGCCAAATAATAATTATGGTGAGTTTTTAGATAAAAGTTATTTACAGAGATTAACAGTTGATTTGATTAAACAGATACCATTGTATTTAATATGGTTTAAAAGATAGGAGAGTGAGCGATTATGGCAGCAGGCAGACCTACATTATATAAAATAGAATATATTGAAAAGGTACATAAATTATGTTTACTAGGTGCTAAAGATACTGAAATAGCTGATTTTTTTGGTATATCAGAATCAACTCTCAATTTATGGAAATTAGAATATCAAGATTTTTCGGAGTCCATAAAAAGAGGAAAAGTGGATGCAGATGCAAATGTTGCTAACAAATTGTACAACAGGGCCCTTGGATATGAACAAAAAGTAGATAAGATATTTCAATTCCAAGGTGAAGCTGTGATAGTTCCTACAATAGATCATATCCAGCCCGATACTACTGCACAAATATTCTGGCTAAAGAACAGACAGCCTAAGCAGTGGAGAGATAAGCAGGAAATTGAATCTGTTAACACTAACACAAACATCACTGCAGACATAGACTTTCAATCTTTTATGCAAAAAGCTACGGAAGATGAAATTGTTAGAGGCGGATCAATGAGTGCAGAAGAAATACAAGCTATTATTAAGAGAGAATCTTAACACTTCTTATACCTTTTTGTTACTAACAATACATATTGTATGTAACATACCCAAAAACAGAAGTGTGGATAACTTAGGAATGATGTGATATTGTTTGCTTATTATTATGCAAGAAATGAGGATTAAAAATATGATTAAAAATGGACAACATGAATGCGAGTGCGGATCAAAAATATTTACCGTATGTGGCGAGTGTACCAGGAGCAAGCTTTTATTTAATGAAAATCAACAAGTAATGTGTGTTAAATGTGGGAAAAGATACAAGGCTATTACTGGTGAAGAAACTAAGGAATGTTATATTAGTTACTCCCATGAAAATGGCTTTAAAAACGAATGACACACTAACACACTCACAAGGCTGTGTTATATGGGCAGTTAAAACGTATTACAAAGTAGAAGATATACACAATACTATATTTTAAGAGGTGGTAATATGAAGTGCATTGAATGTAAAGAAGACATGCAAGGATATGGTAAAGAAATTAAAAGCTGTCCTTATGGCGTTGATACTCTGCTAGTTACGAAATATAAATGTATTAATACTAAGTGCCTCCAATTTGACAATTTGCAGAAAACTACAGAGAGCAAACTAAAATGAGATTAAAACCATATACTCAAATAGGTATTGAACGGCTAAAGTGTTTTAGGTGTGGTTGTAAAGCTGAATTTCAATGGCAAATATGCGCTGACAACAACCAATATCGCCCGATATGTAGAAAGTGTGACATTGAGTTAAACGAGATGGTATTGAAGTGGGCAGGGTTCGAAGATTGGCAGAGTAAGATTGGTAAATACAAAGATAAAGTAAGTAGGTGATACAATGGCACAACCAATCAATACAGCTAGACCACTAACGGCTGAAAGTTTTGCTTTACAGCAGCGTATAGCGGAGGAATCAAGACGAGCCAATCAGAGAAATGAAATATACAGTGCATACCGTCAATTTAAAGGTAGATATGCTGTCTTGATAGGTGGTTCTGGTAGTGGCAAATCATATGAGATAGCCGACAAACATATTGACCGTATAAAACATGAAGATGGTCATAGAATACTATGTTGTAGAGCCGAACAGAAGCAAATAAGTGAATCACAAGTACCCTTGATAGTGTCCAGGATAAAATCAAGATACGAAAAAAGTTATATTGCTAACGAATGGAAGATTAACCTTAGCAAAGGGCATGAATCTATAACATACCTTCCAAATGGTAATACTTTTATATTTTGGGGGCTAGATAATCCAGATAAGTTAAAGTCCATATTTGACATAACAAGCGTGTGGTTAGAAGAAGCGGATCAGATAGAAGCGTCTGCTTTAAGAGAGGTTGAAAGACGATTAAGAGGCTATCAAGGCATCAATAAGAATAACTCTGACAAGTATATGCAGATATCATTTAGTTTTAACCCAGTACATGAAACATGCTGGATAAAAGGTATGTACTTTGACCGTAAAGAATCTAATCAACTAATGTTAAGAGGTAAACAAACCTTTGAGGATTGCACTTATTATAAAGATATTAACTTACCTGACTTCAAAGAAAAGATATTAATATGGGATATCGGTTTAGATAAAGATGTAGAGCGTTATAAGGTCAATACGCTTGTAATGCACTCAACATACCTAGATAATAAGTTCATTGACGATACGTACTCACAAACGCTTTTAAAGCAGCAACAAGACAACCCGGAAGAGTTTAAGGTATATGCACAAGGTCAATGGGGAATGTATGGTAATCACTTCTTTAAAGAGTTTAGTAAAGCAATACATACATGCGAGCCGTTCCCTATACCTAGCCACTGGAATAGATACACTACTAAGGATTATGGGCTTGATATGTTAGCTAATCTATGGATAGCAATTGATACATATGGTAATGCTTTTGTTTATAAAGAACTGTACGAAGCAGACCTTATTATTAGCAAAGCAGCAAAAAGAATCAAAGAAGTTAATGGTACGGATAAGATTATATGCAAGTATGCACCACCAGACCTAGAGAACAGACGTCAAGAGACTGGTAAGAGTGCTTTCGATATCTTTAGAGAAAACGGAGAATCTTGCATCAAGTCCGGTAATGATCGTGAGGATGGATGGCTAGCAGTTAAAGAATGGTTGAACATCTTTGATACTAAGGATGAACAAACAGGAGATACAATCCAAACTTCTAAGCTAAAGATATTCTCCAATTGTACTAACCTTATAAGATGTTTGCCACAAGCTAAACAGTGTGAAGATAATCCAAATGATGTTGATAACCAACCACATGAGATTACTCATATACTAGATGCCCTTAGAGGGTTTTGTATAATGAGAAACAGACCATCAATAGAAAAAGTACAGCAGCAATCAAGGCAAGATATGTTTAACAGTTTTCTTGGCAAACCTAAAGTAAATAGTGGAGAATTAGACCAATCGTACATAAACATGGGAAGGTGATTAAATGATAGAATCAAACGTGGCAACAGATCTAATAAAGATGATATATGACCATGAAAACAAAACAGGCAAGAAGCTAGAAGTATTAAAATTAAAGAGAAGTGAATATGCTAAACTACAAATTTTGACTATAGGTGGTTTAAATACGGACTATAACGGCGATATTGTAAGTCCTAAGTTTATGGGAATAAACATAGAAATAGAAGGTGATTAAATGATACAAAACATTATACTGGCAGCTACATTAGTAGTTGCTTTTTTCTTGTCTATTTCTAGCTTCTTGTTAGGACTTAGAATGGGTAAAGATTTAAGTAATAACAAACTACCAACCGTACAATTAAACCCTGTTAAAAAGGCTATACAAGCCGTAGAACAGCACAAGCAAAGTAAGCAAGACAAGAAGCTTCAAGATGAATACGAAGACGTAATGAGTGCATCAAGGGAAACAATGTTAGATGCTATTGGAAAAGAGGTGAAATAGTTGGCAGAGTTTAACAATACAAAAGAATGGGATGAATACGAATCAGGGCAAGAGTACAACACCAAGCTAAATTATTATTCCAAAACAGATTTAAACTGGCGGTTCTTCAACGATAAGCAGTGGATAGGTATTGTTGACAATGGACTTCCTAAATATACTCTCAACATATGTAAATCAGCTATAAACTACTTCATAGCCTTTATTTGTTCACAAAAAATAAAGATGCAATATTCATCTGAAAATATGCCTGATGAAACAGAAGATCCTCAAGAGTTAAAAGTCAAAGAGTTTACTCAATTACTATCCGGCATGGCTGAACTTAAATGGGAAAAGGATAAAATAGACAGCAAACTTAGAAAACTAATGCTTGATGGTGGTGTATCTGGTGACTTTGCTGCTCATGTCTACTGGAATCCCAACAAAGAAACAGGGCAAGACGAAAAGGGCGACTTTGAAACAGAGATAGTAGATGGTGTAAACATCATGTTTGGTAATCCTAATAACCCTATAGTTGAGAAACAACCTTATATTCTTGTATTGGGTAGGGATTTAGTTGAGATATTAAAACTTGAAGCAGAAGAAAACGGAGTATCAAAAGAGTTTATTGATACCATACAACCCGATGATGATAACACACATCAAGCAGGACAATACGGCAAAGTAGAACTTCAATCTAAAGTGAGTGGTACAGGCAAGTGTAACTACATTATCAAGTATTGGAAAGATAAATACGGTGAGGTATTTTGGAATAAATCAACAAAGTCATGCCCTATAATTAAAAACAAAAAGTTAGGTATGGCAAAAGGTGAACACATTGAAGAAACCAAAATTACTCTATATCCTGTAGCATGGGGAAATTGGGAAACTATTAAAAACAGCTACCACGGAAACCCAGCTATTGAAGGTATCATTGACAATCAGATAGGTATAAATCAACTATTTGCAATGGTGGCATATTGGATGAAAAAATGTGCATTCGGTAATATGATAGTTGACGGTGCAGCCTTTCCAGATGGCATAAGCAATAAGCTTGGTCAAGTACATAAAACTAATGGTGGCCAACCAGTAAGGGATGTTGTTTATCAATTAGAAGCTGGCAACTTTAACGCTGCAATTCTAAGCGTTATAGACATGGCTATCAAGTACACAAAGGACTTTGTAGGCGCAAACGATAACCTTACAGGCAATATAAACGCTGAACAAGCAAGCGGCATAGCTATTATAGCAAGTGGCAAACAAGCAGCTATTCCATTGGGTAACATATCCGCTGCAAGGGATCAGTTTGTCGAGGACTTAGGCTTGATATGGGGTCAATTCTTCTTAAAGAAGTACAATAGCCGTAAAGTTGGCTATAAAAAAGACGGTAAAATAATGGCAGCCCCATTCGATTCTAGTAGCATGAGGAATATCCTTCTAAACTGTATGGTCGATGTTGGCCCTTCTAGTTTTTACAATGAAATATCAGGTATTCAAACACTTGACGGACTGCTAAAAGCTAAAGAAATTAACAAGCTGCAATACTTTGAACGCATGGCAAAAATGAATGTTATACCTGATTGCCAAGGACTTATAAAAGATGCACAGGCAGAAATGGCAATGTTACAGCAGCAAGCACAGCAACAACAGGCTATGCAGCAACAGCAAATCCAAGGACAACAACAGATGCAGCAAGACCAACAAAATCAGCAATCACAACAGCAAGAAGCTGAGACACAAAAAGCTATGCAGTTCATGGATAAATTACCTGAACAAGTACAACAAAAGATAGCGGACATGGGAGAACAAAGCCTACCATTTACGCTTAAATTAATGCAACTTCAAGACAATGAACTTGCAAAAACTATTACTGAATTTATGAGGGGTGGGTGATCCTTATCTAAGTTGTGGGAATACATTAACAAATAAAAGGGAGATTGAAATGAAATTAAATGAAACCGTAGAAATGATGGGTAGCGCAGACTACAAGGAAAGGTTTAAGGCTGAATATTTACAGTTAAAAATAAGAATGAATGGGTTAAGTGCTATGCTTAAAAAATATAAAGCTGGTGAACTTAATTTTACACCTTCATGTAGTTGTGATTTGCTAAATGCTCAATTTAAAGCTATGGATTTATATGCTTCATATCTTGAGGAACGTGCCGTAATTGAAAACATTAACTTAGATTTATAAAAATCCAAAACAACTAATTCAAGCAACTAATCGAATTATTCGAAAGGTTGCTTTTTTGATGCACAAAATCGCTTGAGATAGCTGTAAAAACTCAAAAGGGAGAACTATATGCCAGATGAAATTATAAGCGATGTAAACGCATTGCCGGAGCAAAACGTTGATGCTCAAATAGATGTACAGGAAACACCAACCGAGCCTGTAAACGCAGGGAATGAGACTTCGCAACCTCAAACTGAAAAGCCTGTACAAAGTCCAGAGGAAAACGCACACTTTGCGGAACAACGTAGAGCTAGGGAGGCAGCAGAAACAAAAGCTGCAAACTTAGAACGTGATTACTCAATTGCTAAGAAATACGGTGCTGAATATGGTGTCTATTCTGATACGGATATTGCTGAAAAGTATGGGCATTTAAGCATCAACAATTCGGAACAGTTACAAGCAGCTATCGAAAAAGAAGCTAAAGATGCTGAATTAACTGAAAAGGGAATGGATCCGGATATTTACACCAAAGAAGTGTCTAAAGCCGTTGAAGAACACCCTGACGTATTAGAAGCTAGAAGAACTAAAAAGAACGCTGAAAACTTCGGAGAGTTTCAACAATGGCATTTAGAAAACGTAGGTACTGCTCCAGATGTTAAAGACTTGCCACAACAGGTCATAGATGCATTTAACAAAGGTGAATCCATGAAAAATGCTTTTATGGAGTACGACTACAAAAACCTTAAAAGTAAGCAAAAGGCAGCAGAAACCAATCAAGCCAATGCAGGCACAAGCCCCGGTAGTGTTACTGGAAACGGTGCTTCAAAAGGTGAGTTTATAAGTAAAGAATCGTATGAAAGTAACAAAGGTGACCAATCATGGTTATCGAAGAACTACGACATATTAGTAAAATCAATGAACAAATGGGGCAAATAATATGCCCTATTTTTGTGTAATGAAAGGATGATAAAAACATGAGCGTACAAAACTTTTTACCGGAAATGTGGGCAACAGGGATATTGAAAGAAAGAGACAAGGCAATGATCGCAGCAAACCATTGTACTACTGAGTATGAGGGCTTAATTAAGGATAAGGGGGATCGCGTAAAGATTTTAACAGTTGGCGACGTAGCTTCTTATGATTATGTCAAAAACGCAGACATTAACACACCAGATCAGTTAATGGATGAAGCACAATGGCTTGACATTGACAAAGCTAAGTATTGCCATATCAGCATTGACGATATCGACAAGACACAGGCAAACGGAAAGCTTATGACAGAAGGACAGAGGAAACTAGGTATTAAGATGGCTGATGATATAGACCAAGACATTTTCGGACTATATGCATTGATCGCAGCAGGGCAGACCATAGATGGTTTTACAACAGCCGTAACAAGTGCGAATGTAATTAACTATCTTGCTACTATCAGACAGAAATTCAAGGAAGCAAATGTTCCTGAGAGCGAGCCAATCTATCTTGAAATGGCACCAGCTATTTACACTAAGTTTGTACTAGCAAGAATAGCTAAAGAAACCATGAACACTAGTACCCTTGTAAGTGGTGATGCTGGTAAGAGCCTTTACGGTATCATACTTTGTGAATCCAACAATATAGTTTTGAATGCATCTAAGTACAAGTGCCTTGCAAGAACTAAGGGCGCAGTGGCTTACGCTTCACAGCTAACTGAAACAATTGGGTATAGACCAGAAAAAAGGTTTGGCGATGCAGTTAAATCCCTCCAGGTGTGGGGTAAAAAGATTATCAGACCTAAAGAAATATTCCTGTTCGATGCTTTGCCGGGAGCAGAAGCATAATAGATAACAAATTAGTGGGGGAGAAATCCCCCTTATTAAATGAGGAGAGTGACCAAACATGGCAGATGTAGCAAAAACAAACGGAATAACTAATGGAAGTGTAGCTTTTGCACCAGTGGCAATAGCACTAACACAGACCGTAGTTGTAGGCAAAGATGAAAGAATGTGTATCTATGTAAATAATGCACAGGCAGGAGCAGCAAACACTATAACGATTGTAAAAGGCAATGGAATAGCTGGTGTAGCTGATAAAGTTATTGTAGTACCACAGGCTTCAAGCGTTATTATAGGGCCTTTAGAAAGCGCAGCATACGGGGATAAACTAACAGGTAAAATCACCATCACAGCTTCAGTAGTTACTACTACCACAATAGGAGTTATTCAGCTTTAATTTGGAGGGGAGAAATCCCCTTCTTAATTTTTAGGAGGTATTTTTATGGCTTTAGTACCAATGTGCCACAATTGCACAAAATACAAACCACTAAACAACAGAAAAGGGTTATGCACGCAAGTAGAACACAAAGAAAAAGCACTCACAAAAGAACGCAAGCGCAATGAAAAATGTAGTTATTTTATATCTAAGTAGGTGAAAACATGAAGTATTTCGGACAACCCAATCTGACCGTTATTGACTATGAGAAGTTCAAAAAAGTATTTGTGTTCAGTGAAAACGGAGAATACGAAACCGAGGATGAAAAGCTAATTAAATGGATGAAAAAATATAAAAACTTTATAAAATGCGAAGAAACTGAAAAATCAGTAGCTACAATAAAATCAATAAAATGTACTAAGTGTAAGTTTACTTGTGAAAACAAGGGCTTACTAATGCAACATTATAAGCACGTTCATCCGAAAGGATAGGTGAAATATGGCTGAGAAACTAAGAAATTTATTTGGGGCTGTTAGGTCAACGTTAAATATGTTTACTGAGGACGGCGTTCAAAAACCAGAGGCGGACTACATTGACCTTATGGCCAAGGCGGTTCCTTTATTCGATATAGCGCATAAAGACCTTTATGAAATGGCAAGGAAGGACATAACAAAAGCCGAGCCAACCAGTTTTACGAGCATAGAAGACACAACAGAGGTTAATTACAAGGCAGACCAAGCCATGATATACTATTGTGCTGCTAGGTTAGCACCATTCAAGAAAAAGGAACTTGTACAGTACTTTGAAGATGAATGGTTAAGATTGAGAGCAAGGTGTGCTAATAGAATGGTAACTATGGATATAGAAGATGTTTATGGAATAAATTATGTACAAAAGACATTAATTGTGGTATAATTTACTAGTGGGATAGTGTTGCAACATGACAAGTACATAGCCTTATGTACTTCCCATAAACAATTTAAGGCATACACAAAAAGGCGGTGTTATTTTTATGGGTAAAATCAAAGATATTACAGGAATGAAGTTCAATAAATTAACTGCATTGTATATTGATGGAAAGTTTAGTGACGGTTCTTCTCTATGGAAGTGTAAATGTGAATGTGGTGGAGAAGTAACAACAACAGGGACGAGATTAAAACGAAACTTAAAAGTCGACTGTGGCTGCGGAACATTTGAAAAACTTTCAAAAAGACACAAATCTCACGGAATGGCTAAGACAAGATTTTACAAAGCATGGGTTAGCATGAAAGAAAGATGTTATCGCCCTTATCATGTAAGTCACAAAAGTTATTATGACAAAGGTATAACGGTATGCGATCGGTGGTTGGAATCTTTTGAAAATTTTTACGAAGATATGAAAGACGGATATCTCGATAATTTAACCTTAGACCGCATAAATGGCAATAAAAATTATTGTAAAGAAAATTGCAAATGGTCAAATGTTACAGAGCAAAACAATAACGTGCGCACGAATCACATTATTGAGGTTGATGGTATAAAAGATACTGTGGCGAATACATGTAGACGTTATGGTGTGAGCTACGATAGGGCATTATACAGACTTTCAAAAGGCTGGGATGCAGACAAGGCAATAAAAACACCATGTTTAGATAAATTAAAAAATTTAACATATAACAGAGAAGCCAAATAGGCTTCTTTTTTTATGTAGAAAAGAGGGCCATTGTGAATGGCAACTTTTAGACCAACCCCTCCACCACCACCAATATCAATATCAACCTGGCGTGGGGTCAACGAAGCAGTCGGACTTACAGGTCTTGCACTAGGCGAAACTTTACGCCAAGTAGATTTCAGAATCACAAGTGATGGCAAGCTTGAAGAGCGAGAAGGACACAATACCCTAATAAACTATGCCAACATTAAAGATGTACAGGGCATGTGGGAGGGCTACATAGGTGGTAAACACGTTCTTATATCCTGCAATGATGGCAAGGTATACGAATATAACTTCGCTACCCTCACAAATACCCAAATTGGAACAATGACAGATGCTAAAACCTCAATGCTTTACTTTGAATCAAAGCTATTATTTTTCAACGGCACTGATTACAAAGAATACAGCGGAACAGTATTCCAAAATGTTGTTCCTTATGTGCCAACTCTCCGTATTGCAACACCTCCAGCAGGAGGAGGAACATTCAACCAAGTAGTTAACTTACTAACAGGCCGCAAGAAACAAGAGTTTCAAGGTGACGGAATAGCTACTGTATTTCAATTAGCGGAATTAAACATTGACGCAGATTTGGTAACTTGTAAAATTGACGGTGCCATAAAGGTTGAAGGAACCGATTTCACTGTTAACAGAGTAACAGGCAAGGTGACATTTACCGTAATTCCTCCAAGTGGTTCATTAGTTATCCCCGAATGGACAAAAGTTGATATTACTCACGCTGATTTTATCAAAAAGAATCGTTTTGCAATGACTTTCGGACCTGATAACGATACTTCAATATTCTTATGGGGAAACACAGCACAAGGCAATCGTCGTTCATGGTGTGCATCATTAAATTATGGGTATTGGCCAATGATTAACTACACTTATGTAGGTACAAATGAATACGCAATTACCGATATAAAGGCTCAAAACGCTAACTATCAAATAATCTTTAAAGAAGACCGTACTCACTACAGCACAGCAACACAAGTAACACTTCCTAACGGTACTGTTAAATATGACTACTTTGTTTACGACCTTAACGAAGCCGTTGGAAACGTGCCTTTTAACGGTGTTCAACTTATAGGGGATAACGCAGTGTCGGCAGATAACAATAGTTGGTGGAAATGGCAAATAGGCGCAGTAGAAAGTCATAGAAGTGCAGATGTTATAAGTCAAAGGTTACAACAGTCTTTGTCACTTGCTAACTTATCTCTAGCTATAACCTTTAACTACAAGGCAAAAAAAGAATACTGGTGCAATATCAATGAAGTTGTTTACATTTGGAACTATGGTAATAATACAATGTACACATTTGAGAATATAGCTGGAACTTGCTTCTTAGAGATAAACGGCACGGTATTCTATGGTTCAAAAGGCACTATTGAGAAAATGGAAGGCTTGGAAGATAACGGAGTTGAAGTTATACCACAAGCTGATACAGGCTTTTACCCTTTCGGTGGAATTAATCTATTAAAGTCTAGTGACATGATTTATGTCGGTTTACTTCCAGATATTAAAACTTCGTTAACAGTTTCTTTTAAGACAAACAAAATAACGGATTGGAAACAAATAAGAAGAACGGCAAGGTATAGCCTGCTAGACTTTAACAACTACGACTTTAATAACTATACATTTTTAACAAATAGAAATCCGCAGACATTCGCCTTAGAATTTTCTAGTAACGATTATACTTATATCCAATTTAGACTAGAAAACATAGAGGTTAACGAAACATGCACTGTACTAGATTTTCTTGTACAGGCAGAAATTCAGGGGGAGGTATAAATGCCATTAACTAAAAATGCTACTAAAATAGACAATATTCAAGGGCTTGGAAACTTAACACTAGGGCAAGCAACGGCTATAAAAACTTTGCATGACAAAGCTGGAAGTGATATAAAAGATTATTTGAATAATACCTTAACGGTGGAATTAGATACCCTTGTAAGTGGTGTCAATACAAACTTACAAAATCAAATAACCTCTAATGATGGGGATATAACAGTCATACAGGGCAGAGTTACAACCAATGAGGGTAATATAGTCTTAAAAGCTAATAAAACCGATGTATATACAAAAACTGAAATGGATCCTTTTTTAAGAGGTGGAGATACTTTAATAGTCTATGAAGTATTTACTATAGTTAATAGTAACCTCGGTAATAGTACGTTTAGTTATAGAGATAAAAATAACACCTTAATAATTGGTACTTTAGGTATTAGCGGTAATCAAATATTTACTTTGCAACAAGGAACTTATGACTTAGGACAAAATCGTATTAATTTAACAGTTAATGATACTTTGCAGAGGTCAGTTGCTAGTGGTGGATTAGATGAAATAGACCCTACACATATTGCTTTAACTTCACCAGAAGGTGTAGGCGCAGAATTAACTATACAATACTTTGAAAGGATAGGGATAACAGGTACAGGATTAGCAGTACAGGGAACAGTTGCACCTCCTAGTAATTTCTTTTGGAATGAAGAAGTATGAGTACTAAGAGGATTGATTTAAGTTTATTTGATGATAATTTAAAGGGTTTAATCAATGCTAGTGCTAAGATATTCCCTATGTCTTTAAGTGATGTACAAACTAATTTAAACCCTAATTTATACGAATATGCAAGAATAATCGATATGGGAGTTCATAAAAACGAGATTTATATATGGAATAATTCAGTATTTGAACTTATAGGTGCAGACGATAAACAAGTTGATTTTAATACAGAATTGATAAACAAACCTTTATCTTATCCACCTTCTATTCATAGCCATGATGATTTATATTATACAAAATTAATATCAGATAATAATTTAAGTTTGAAAGTTAATAAAATAACTGGCAAAGACTTATCGACCAACGATTTTACAAATGATAATGTAACAAAATTAGCTAGTTTAAGTAATTCGGCTAGTGTGGATTATACTACTATGCAAACTTCGTTAAATAACCATACAACTAATGGTACTGTCCATGTTACACAAACAGACCATGATAACATTAATTTAATAAGTGGCAAGGCTGATAAAACCTATGTAGACACGCAAGATGCAACAAAAGTAGATTCTACAACATTTACGGGGCATACAAATAATACAACTGTTCATGTATTACAAACAGATAAAGACAGTTGGAATAGCAAAGCACCTTTGGCTTCACCTTCATTCACAGGTAAAATTGGTCTAAATACAACACCATTACGAACATTAACAGTAAAAGCTATTGATGTTGTTAATATTGCTTTTGAAGGTATTGAATCAGCAGGGGTTCACGCTATTTATATTAGACCAAACACAAGTGGCGGAAATTTAATTTCGAGCGATTATATGTCTAGCAGTACATATAAGCCGTTATGCTTATCGGGAAGGGAAAATGTAAGTGACTTCATACTAGACACAAACGGAAATGTTGGAATAGGTGTCGCAGGCCTTTCTCCTTCTGAAAAATTAGAAGTAGTAGGTAATATTAAGGCAACAGGTACAATCATAGGGTCAAATACAACACAAATAGTCCAAGGAACAATAGAACCAGTAAGCACAGCCTACTGGAACGAGGAGGTTTAAAAATGGCAATTAAACATATAAAAATGCATCCACCAGGAACAGGGCATACAGATATTAACCATGCAGAAACAGATTCAACAATGGTATTAATGGGTGATGCACAAACATTAGAACAATTTAAAATTGCGATTTCAGCAAATGATTCAATCACAGATGCAAAATTAATGCAAACAGGCAATAATATATTACCTAATTTTAATGCGCATTTGTTATATAATGCGCAGCAGTTAGCCTTAAAAACCAACCAAACTGATTTTGTAATACACTTAAATAATAATACGACCGCACACAGCCCAGAAGTGGTTGTTAACCCTACACTTATCAATAGTTGGGTAAATAAAGGTGGTGGTGATAAAACAGCCGTATATTGGAAGGATATGATGCAAATAGTCCACTTAGAAGGTACAATCAGTTCAGGTGTGATAGGAACAGTGGCATTTAATTTACCAGTTGGTTATAGACCTGGTGCTAATTTAAGTTATCCGATTGTTTCATATGGGTTGTTTGGATATATAACTATTTTCAGTGACGGTAGAGTTTATGTCTCAGTAGGAGATACTAGGGCGGTTGACTTGAATACGGTTTCGTTTAGAGCGGGAGTATAAATTTTGACAAATGAGTAATTATATAGTTTAATTATGTAATAGGATTTTAAAACTAGAGAGGTGCTAATATGAATATCAAAAAAATTATACCATTTTTAATGCTGTTCTTTGTTTTTCAAATAATAAGTTCGAATTATGTAGTATATGCCGGCAATATAAATCTATTTAACAAAATGACTACAACACCTAATAAGTATGTTGATTGGAACAACGGCATATTAACAGACAATACATTGTACGCAACAAGTGATTTTATATCTATTGAAAGTGGTAACGATTATATTTTTAATACATTTGTTAGGTGTATAGCTTATTACAATATTAATAAAGAATTTGTATCTGGAATAGATACACCCTCAAGCACAATAAAAATACCTTCTACGTGTACATATATGAGAGTTACAATTTATAAAACAGATACAAACACGTTTACAATTGAAAAAGTAGCCCCCATGGACAATAAAGATACATTTTTAGCATTTTTACCCAAAGAAATATGCGTCGCAGCCGGTAGAACTATTGAATTGTATAATAATCAAGTTTCTTGGTGTGGCAATATCGACAATTATCATTTTAAATGGTCATGTAGTGTTGGAAAAGCAATGAAACGTAAATTTACAATTACTGGTACGACTCCGTTAATAGGAGAATATCCCTTATCTTTGACTGTTTACGATAATAACATGGTTAGAATTGTCACAGTACAAACTATAATAAAAATAGTTTCCTCCACAATAATTAATCCTAAAAATATCGTGACAATAGGTGATAGTCTAACAAACGCCAAACCTTGGCTTTCGGAACTCAGAACTATTTCGGGTAATAAGTTTACGATGGTTGGTACGAAAGGAACAGCTCCATTAAAACATGAAGGTAGAAGTGGATTTTCAGCAAATAATTATCTTACAGCAACCTCTGATGGTTTTGAAGGGTTTGGGGTTCATCCGTTTTGGAACGGAACTAGATTTAATTGGAATTATTATAAAACACAAACAGGGTTAAAGCCTGACGCAGTTCAATTATTTTTAGGCACAAATGCAATGGAGATAAATCCCACTACTAATGCCGCAAGTATTAAACAAATTGTAGATTATATAAGACAAGATGATGCTACTATACCTATATTCATTGTTTACACTTTGTACAGAGGTAACCAAGATGGTATAGGTAATGAAACGGGTAGCGATGGTTATGTAATAACTCAAGGCGAATGGGAACTTGAAGAAGATGCAAAAGTATTTAATCTTATGGTTGCTTTGAATGAATTATTTTATACTTACACTAATTTGTACTTTGTGCCTATTGCACTATGTCATGATAGTGAATTTAATTTTGGGGCAGTTTCTACGCCAGTAAATCCAAGAGCAATACAAACGGAATTATTGCCAAGTCAAGCTACTCATCCACAAGACCAAGGCTACTATCAGTTTGCCGATATTATGTTCAGTGCGATGGCTAAACATCTAAATAATTAAAACGCATAAGGAAAAAAGTACGCAAAAGAGGGCTATTAATTTAGTCCTCTTTTTATTACGCAGAAAAGGAGTTGGTAAAATGGCAACAATAGAAGCGGAAAGAAAAGCGAGAATATTAGCAAGAGAAGCAGAGATAAACGCGGCACAAGCTACTCCTGAATGGAAGGCAGCTTATGCTAAAGCTATGGCAACACCGTCACCGAATGATGCTATTTACGCAAGGGTAAAAGCCCAAACGGAAAGCGCGGCAGCTGCAAATCTTGCCACTGTGACAAAGAACACAGGACTTACGGCAAGCAATGATGGCTACTACAACATGAAAAATGACAGTACAGGCGGCAGTGGTGTATTTTCGGGCGCAGCATTACAACAAGCGTTAAAAGACGGTTGGGGTGCTGCATCTGCTCCAACGGATTATAGCAAATTAGGTGCAAATTCTGTTTATAGACCTGAAAACGCAGCTAATGTCGGCAGCGCACCTGTACCGTATGCAAACATGATAAATACACCAACGGCATACAAAGCACCAGATACAATGATGGCAGAGAAAGCCCCACAAGTACAGCCGCAACCGGATTTTGCAAGTATGATAAGTCAAGAGTTCAGCAAACAAAACCAATTACAGCAATCTCAACAGGCGACACAAGCGGCAGCGCAACAAACAGAACGGCAAAGGGTAGAACAGCAAGCGGCAGCTGATAAAATACAATCTGAAAACTATATAAAACAACTCAAACAGGCACAAATTGATAATAACGTGGCTGGACTTGATAAACAAAAAAATGGCATGTTATCTAATTTATCCTCTGAACAATCCTTGATACAGCCAGCGGCATACGCAGACCGTAACAAGGCTAATGTCGGTATGAATAACGCTAATAATTCGTGGAATGAATTTATGGCACAAAAATACGGATCGTCAAAGTCTGGTATTGAAGGTCTGGGAGTTGGACTTAATTTAAATCAGTATCAAGGTCAAGTTGGCTCAATTAATAGTGATGCTACGGCAAAAGAAGCTGATATTTCAAGGCGAACTACCGATGTAAATAACAACTATTTATCAGATGTTCAAGCGGCTAAAAGTGGAGCAGAAGCTACGGCTTTACAAAATCAATTAAATCAGTACAATACTGATAAAAACTTTAACTATCAAGCAAATCAGGACAGTATTAGCAATGCAAACAATAATAGAAACTTTAATTATCAGGTAGGGCAGGATAGCATTAACAATGCAAATAATGACAGAAACTTTAATTACCAATCTGGACAAGACAAAATATCCAATGCAAACACAATAGCAAACACTGAATCTACCGTAGCAAGTAACAAATTAAAGGCAATTACGAACGAAGCTAATTTAGTTTCACAAGCTAATTATAAAGATATCACAGCGGAAATAAACCGCAGAACCACAATAAATGCTAACGACCCTTTGATACCTTATTTACAAGCAGCTAGAACGGCAAAAATTGAGAATCAAAAAGCGGTAGAGTTAAAAGCTAAAGAGGTTAAGACTGCAGCACAACAACAAATTTATGATAATGCCATGGTTGCGTGGAAAGAAAGCGGAGTAGCTACCCAACAAATGTCTAAAATACTAGGTGTGCCAGTAGGTGCAAATACGGCTAGTTACAATATTGATAACATAAACGCAGCTATTAGCAGATCACAAGTCTCTATAAGTCAGCAGAACGCAAATACTAATTCAAGCCAGTTAGCATGGGCTAAAGATCCGAAAAATCCAGATAATATAGCTAAGATAAAGCTAAACACTAGCACTACGAATACAGTTGATGATTATGCAAGCACCATTAACAGTCTATATGTTCAAACCCCCAATTCAGACAATGGTTATGTTAGCAGCATGGACAAGAAAAGCATAAGGGCTTATCTTGTTGACCTTGTTACACAGGGCGTAGATGCAAGTATAGTCGATTCACTAGCGGCAAGATACGGTGTAAAGTAGGAGGTATGATATGGGATTCAGTGCAAATGTAAAAAAAGAATTAAACTTAAAAACAGCAAAAACTTCTTTTACTCAGAAGGTGAAAACTGAACTTGTGCAGCAAGACAACACCACTAAAATGCTACAAGCCCAAAAAGTATCAGCGTTAAAAGAAAAGAATGCGATTAAGCCGACTATTACTCCACAATATTCCTTACAAAAGCAACAGGACTTAATGGATTTTATGGAGAAACCTTTAATCAAACCTTTAGTGGCAAAGCCTAAAGCTAATGTGCCTTATGTTAACACCTTTAAAGAAGTGCCTAAAAACATCAAGAGTGGTAATATCTTAGGCGGTTTGGGTAACTCTTTGAAAGGTGTCGGGCAAATGGCATTAGAGGGTTTATCAGCACCACAAAAGCTAGTTCTTAATGCTTCAAAAGGCATAATTGATACACATAAGGGCAAAAAGGCTAGTTTTAATCCAAATATTACAACAGATAGTTATTTAAAAGATACAGGCAACGCGCAAGGGGATAAGTTTTATAACTCTAAAGTTGGACAGTTTGCAAAGGGTGTTTTTAATCTAGGTAGTGACCCCTTTACAGTAGTCGGTGGTGGTATAGCAGATGATGTTTTGAGAGCAACAACTAAAGGTGCTAAAGGGCTTGAAAACTTAGGCAATATTGGTAAAAAAGCTAGTGAGAAAATGGCTGATAATCCAATCATTAGGTCGCTTAATGATAAGTTAACAACCGTATCTAAAGGAACAAATGCTAACCTTGCAGCCAGAGAGGCATTAACAGCAGCTAATAAAATAGATAGTGCCAATAAGCCCTTAAATGACCTTCCAACCATCAAACTGCAATCAGATGTAATTACACCAGATGACAAGTTTATGACGGATAGACTTAAAAATGCTACCGATTCAGAGTTAACACCATACGAGTTAAAGTACAAGCAAACGGTGTTAAATAGAGGTTCGGCAAGTGAAACGGTTGCACCAGCTATAACTAAAGAAGTACCTACAGTAGCGAGTATCAAGCCTAAACTGACAATTACAACTAATGCGCAAGGCAAGAGGGTTATTTCTAGTGGGCTAAAGTCTAAAGCCGCTACCATTAATATAGATAATCCAACTAAAGTTAATCTTCAATCTTTTAACGAAGCTGAAAAAGCTACAGGAGAATTAAAAACAAGTCAGTTCAGAGAGAATACCATTGAACGAGCAACGGAAATTAATGATACAGCTAGAGAAATGTTTCCAGAAAACGAATTCCGGTATGAGGTTGAGAAAGTTGCTGATTGGCAAAACCAAGCCGTTAGCAATATTAACAAGAATAAAAAATCCGTAGAGTTCGAAATAAGGAATGCTTCTGATTCTTTAACTAAAGTACAACAACATGAAGCCGCTATTCTGTACAAAGAATTTGAACAAGAAGCTATGGGAACAGGCGATTGGACAAAGGCATTAAGTTTTATGAAAACTGTTACAAGAGGTAACACGGAAGCAGGAAGAAACTTAAAGGCTATAGATTCGGCATGGGAGAAGAAAACAGCAGCAGGGGCGGTTATGGATGCCGTTAAAGCGGTTGACGGTGTTGAAGAAGGGTTAAAGAAAACTAATCCTGCAAAGCTTAAAAAGATTAATGAAGAAACGGATGGAATCGTTAAAGGTTTAGAAGGGTTAACCGATGTTCAAAAAGAAGCTAGATTAAAGCAAATCTTTAAACCAAGTGTACTAAAACCTCAAAGAAGTTTACGCGAAAAAGTATTGGAATTAATTGATTTAGGGGCTTATGACAAGGAATCTATAAGGGACTTGATTAAGCTTAAAGAAGGTTTGCCGATACTTGAAGTTGATGATATTAAAAAGATTACGGAGTACATGAATAAGGCTAAGACTTTTGCAGAAGGTAGTTATGACCAGAGGGATATGTACGGTAGAGTTGGTTTGCTGATAGCTAACAAAGTTCCTGCAAGCCTAACAACTAAAATAGTTCATGCACCAAGAATGGCTATGTTGGGAGCAATGAAAACATTTTTCACTAAGAATTTCGGTGGCAATGTTGGTAACGATGTTTACGAAGAATTTATAAGAAGTGTTCCAAGTTCAATAATTGATATGGTAGTTTCTAAGATTGCTAAAACAGATAGAACTATTTTATTTCCTTCTGTAAAAACCATAGGGACTAAGTTAAAAGGTTATGGAACTGGTTTTGCCGAACAGACTAAAGACATAATAAGAGGAACAAACACAGCACCGAATATGGTGGCAGGAGAAATACCACAAGGCAGAATATACAAAACCAAAATATTAAATGGAATTGACCAGTTTATCAGGGCAGGACTTCAATATGGAGATCGCCCTACTTTTCAGAGTGTATTTGATGAAACCATAAGGCAGCAAAAGAAGATACTAAAAACTGATACAATTACTGATAGTATGAAAACTTTTGCACATGAAGTTGCTAGTGACAGAGTATTCCAAAATAAGAGCGAGACAGCAAAAGGGCTAGGAGGTCTTAGAACTGGAATAAATCAGATGGGCAAAGGCTTACTGGGCATAGGTGGCAAAGAAGGTGGTGTGGGTAATGCCATTTCTCCATTCATAAACACGGCTGCCAACATTGCTGAAAAAGTCGTGGATAACACACCAATT